TTCAGTCTCAACGACTACGCTGTCAATACTTGCAATTCTGGCATTAGTGGCTGTAAACATGTGTGGCGCTCCGTGATTATTTATTTCTTTTTACGACGACCAGCACAGTGAGCCTTTTGGCTAAAACCTTTAGGATGAGAACAATCTATACTGCGCTTGTATTTCTTGCTCCACTTTTCAGTCAGTTCCGCTTCTTTTACAATCTTCTTGTTCTTTTTTACTTTGTATTTCTTGCCATCAACTATAAAATACTCTAGATTATTTTTTCTGGCAGTGTTAAGCGCACCCAAAAAAGCATTGCCCTCTCCAAGACTTAATTCTTTATCGGTCTCAATAGTTTCGGCATCATATAATTTCTGAATTAAACCAGTGTTACGAAGTAGTTTGAACGCTAAATTTTCTACACCAAACTCGCCATTCTTTTCTAAACCACTTTGACGCATATCTTTAATACGTTTTTTAAGTCTTGCAATAGTTTGCGGATCGCCACTCTCAAGTGCCTGTTTAATTTCTTCTTCTAAGTGTTCAAACTTATGTTCAATATTAGTAACATCTGGCTTGGCAGTTATCTTTTTTGGAAACTGTACCCAGTTATCATTATACACACTATAAACACCATTAGAAATGTGTTTATCTTCACTGCCTTGAACATATACTTCAACAGCATGACCTAAAATTGTAATATCGTGTTGATCATTGAATATTACTTTTTTGGCTTGAAAAAGGTCTTTGAGATTAACTTTACAAGGTCCGCTACTGTTAGCAATAAGATGAAGGTCAATATCACTCTTGTTATTATAATTAAAACTAGCATTGCTACCACTTATTGTAATATCAGTAAGTTCTAGGTCTTCTACATTGATAAATTCAACAAATGCTTTTGCAATTTTAAAAAGTGCAAGACGAACTTGTGGTTTTAAATGATTGCCTTCCCATAAATCTGGGTTAAGTTTATCATGAAATGTAGTTAAGGTTTCTAAATCACCTATGCGCATTAAGTATTTATTAGAACTTGGCTGCGCTTTTTGCCATATTATCTACAGTGGCAGATTGCTTTTCAATGTCTGATTTATCAGGTTGTTTGCTGGCTACGCTTTCTTTTCCTAGCACAACATGCTGGTTGTTATAATCACTAATCATTTCACCAATACTAGGATTTGAATTAATTAATTCTTCAAGGTTTTCATAAGAAAAAGAATAGCCAGCATTATTCATTAATTTACTAATGTTGGCCATTGGAATTTGTACGCCTGGTTTAGTCTTACTCTCCAGATATTGTAAAATAGTCATAAAAACACCGGCTTGACTCTTTACAAAATCTGGAGCAACTTCAAGAAGTTTCATTATCTTAAACCACGTCCCATTTCTGCGGGTCCGCCTGTAGCACTATCAACTGCATTTAACTCAGGCTCATTATCATTTTCATCGCCAATAGGAGCATTCATATCAGGAGCAGGCTCGCCCATAGGAGCAGCACCCATATCAGGAGCAGGTTCGCCCATAGGAGCAGCACCATAGACACCACGGCTTGCATTATCAAGAGTATCACGTGCGCCATTAGCAGCATCAAGTAAGCTACCCAATACTTGCTTAGTTGTATCATTAAATGAGTTAGCTTGTTCCATACCAACTTCATCTTTCATAGCACTTACTAGTGCTGGTAGTTGTTCGTTCTGCATCTTGCTGATTTTTTCAACAATGTCTTGAACAGTATCTGCAAGGTCACGAGCAGCCATAGTAACACGTGCTTGCTCAATTTCACCTTCGGTTAGTGCTGGTGGCAACTCAATGCTTTCATTCTTTGCCATCTTAGTAGCAGTAGCATACATAACTTCTTCGCCACGCTTGCCATAACGTTTTTCAAAATCACCCTTCTTGCCTTTAAGTGACTTTGCATAATGCTCACGCTTCTTAAGTTCGCTCGGTGATAATTCACGCTCATTAAGATTTACTGTGCAATAATCAGTAATTGCTTGCATTTTTTCTGCTAATATTGCTCGACCTTGTGCCATTTCGTTTTTCCATGTTTCTAAAATCTTGCCTACCATAACAGCTTCCATATATTGTGGATTGCGTTCGGCATAGTGTGCCTGACTTGATGTCTTAATTGCACGAATCTTTGTGCCAATAGTTTTCAACATCTGATTAGCATCGCTTTCATTTATCTTAGCAAGATTAAGTTGCCATTTATAAACTTTGTCCAATTGCTGATTTAACTCTGCAGAAGATGTCTTTCCGAATTCTTTAACAAACATAGTGTTGTCCTTACATTTAATAGTATTTATTTAATAGAGACGGTTTTTTCTAAAAGGTCTATCTGTTGATGCAGTAAGTCTAATTCGCTATCTACTTTTGCAAGGCGATCTTGCGCAACTGCATTATGCGGGTTGTTTTTTAATCGCATGCGAAAGTGATTTTGATCTGCAAGGTATATATCTAATTGTTTGTCGATTGCTGTAGCAGAACTAATATCATTATATTTGTTCTTTGCAACAAGCGCAGCAGTAAGTATTGCAATACGGCGTTGGCGAAGTGTTGAAATTACCGTATTCTTATTAATTACGGTCCATTTATTATCATTTAATTTTACTTCAACGCCATTGACTACATATCCGCTCCCCACGGATTTTACAATCACTGCGCCCTTGTTAGGCAAGTGATCGTATTCTTCCGTGACGAATTTTTTGATTTTGTTGAGGGTTTTGCTTTCATTAATCATGCTATTAATTTAGCACAAAGCACAACCACTTGTCAATTAACTATGCGTTTTTGCCACATATAATATAAGTCCCAAAAGTGCCGTTAATAGTGAGCCAATAATGCCAATTCCTAAGCCAACGAGTTTTTTATAAGCCAAAGTTTCTTTTTCGATTAACATGTTTTTAATATCGCTGACTATGGATTCAACCTTTGCAAGTCTTAATTCCATAGTATCCATTTTATTATCCATTTGTTCATAACGCTCTGCACAGATATCGACATGCGCTTCTAAACTGGTTCGCTCAATTTCATATGGTTTCTTTGCCATAACAAACTCCGTGCATTGCAAATAATATTTATAATATCAATTATAATAATAAAAAGCAGATATTTTTATTTTCACCAGAAACAATGGTATATTTTTTAAGGTCTTCTACACTTTCTTCGAGACCAGTTATCATTGGTATAAAACCAATTTCATTTTCTAATGATTCTAAGTTATTTTTGAAGTTATCAGAATCAAAATCAAACAACCATACATTATGAAATCCTGTATAATTCTCACCAAATCCAATATCATCTATTTTTCGATATACTCTCGTAGGATATGCTTGAATTGTAGGAATAGATTTTAAACCAATAGCTTGAACTAATGTGTGCCAATTTTTTAATTGATTTTGAGCATAATAATCGCCATTTCTGGTAATATCAAAAAGTGTTAAACATCTAATCATGGTTTTACTTATTGTATATTATTTTAGGCAAAGAAAAAGGGCGGTTGCCCGCCCTTGAACTTTGTAATATATCTAGGATATATTAAGTGTAGCTTAGCTTGAAACCACGGTTAGCGAATACTGAACCGCTGCAATCAACTGCGTTGTTACCAGCAGCAGTTAGACTACGAACAGTTGCCTGAACAACACTTGCAATGCCAGCATCAGTTGATGCAAGACCTTGTGCGCCTTCAAGAAGAAGACTGATGTTACCACCAGATGATGCTTCAACCTGATATGCAAGAACAGTCACGTTTGACTCAATTGCGTTTAGGATTGCAGGAATTGCGTAGTTTACTGCGCTTTCACCACGAATATCTTGTGCTGTGCCGCTAGTGTTAGCGATATAACCTGCAAGTGCTACAGGGAACTTTCCGATAAAGCTAGCACCGATTGCTGTTGAGATAAAACCCTTACCATCACCAACTACACCAGCATTACCATTTGTACGATAAAAATCTGCCATTTTAATTCTCCAAAATTTGCGTTTATTATTACGCTAATAGTATTTATGTTTGAGTTAAAAATTAAGGCGTATATAGTAGATTAACGGCTTTCGTCTATCTTTCGCAATCCACGAATAAATTTAGCAGGTTCTTGCGCACGAATACTATTTAAAAGTCGGCGTTCAAGTTCATCTGCTTCTGGAGTATCATAAGTTTCACGTATTTGATTAATTAGATTGATAGCACTATTAATAATATGGTTAGCACGGCTTTCTAATACTAATCCAGTATTTTTACCAACACTTAAAGTGCTTAGTTCATCTAATATAGAACGTGATTGTTTGCGCAAAATCTACTACTCCGCTATTATTTATTGGAAATTATGCTTGTGGAACTTTTCCGCACATTTTTACACATGTTGTAAGAGCGCCATCTTCGTAGCTATCACGAGTCCAAGCACTTTCAACTTTACTAAACCAACGCATGCATGTTTCTAAATCATATTCATGCAAACTATACTGTGACACCAATGGTTTAATTTGTTGATTTAGTTTTCCATTCCAACCTTTATCATATTTTTCTGGATTAAAACCCATAAAGCAGCATGGATATACTTTGCCATCTGATGCAATGTATATCGATTTTTGATTCTTAGAAAAACAAGAATATGTTGTACCAGGTACATGTGGCGAGATAAAAAATTCTTTATTCCGATTACTTTTGTCAGCAATAATATTTTCAATTACTGTATCGCCAGCCCAATCGCCCATGATGTGGGATAATTTTCCATCACGATCAAATACTGGACCAACGCATCTACCATCATCTATTAATAAAAAGTTAGCAAAACCTAAACTTTTAGAAAGTTCTCTGCATTGTTCTATTTGGTGTGAATTATGGTCAAATTTTATCATTTTCCATATAGCATGCCCACCATTATCCATAAATGTTTTTGCATTTTGCAAAATTTTATTATAATCAGTATCTTGACGATAAAGATGGTGAGTGTCTTCAAGACCATCTAAACAAAATTGAACTTCTGTATAACTAAACTGTGCCAAGTCTGCCCAAAATGCTGCATTTCTTGCGCTACCATTTGTGCTTATTTCTATTCTTAATTTTTCATTGTGCGATTTAAAATATTGAATAATATCCAATGATTCTAAATTTGAAGTAAAATCACCAAGATTTCCATTGACCAATATATGTTTTAATTGTGAAATAAACTGCGGACTAAAAGATTTTTTAACAAGTTCTAACGAAAGATTTGTTTCTTCGTATCCACTATTAAATGGATAGCCAAATAAATTACGCGGACACTGCGGACAACGAGCATTGCACAGCGAACTAAATTCCATGTGTAAATGGACTACATCTTGTATTGAAATCATGATAGTATTTAAGTTTTCTTTATGTTAGCTAACATTTGTTTTAACTTAGTACTATTGACATCTGAAACTATTTTGCCACGTTCTTCTGGCTCTGCTGCTGGTATCACAGTACTCTTATTTTTTACACCGTCAAATATACTGCTAACTGGCTTCTTAAATGTCATGCCTTCACCATCATCTGGCAAGTCACGGATACGCAAACTATCAACATCAAACTCAAGTTCAACCTTTTGCCCAACACCACTAGATGAACGAGTTTTCATAATCTGTAACTGATATTTGCCATGCTCTCGCATACTGCGAGATGTAAAGATACCAAATAGATTATCAGCAGTGTTAATCTTTGAAATACCACCACTAATGTGACTGTGGTCAAATTCTACTTCTTCAACACTCGCACGATTCAACTGTGATGCAGTGACCAATAGGATTTGCATTTCCTTAGCAAAGTTACGAATTTCTTCGGAGACATATTTGTCCTT